GAAAAACATTAAGATAAAAAATAGGAAACAGACTCAAAAGGCAATTGTCACAATGACAGACCTACTGAACAAAGGTGTAATCACAGAGAACCCCTTCAACAATTTAAATGAACTGGTGGACAGACTTAACAGAAGAGGTGTCATAATTCAATTGGATGAGAAGGATCAGATTGGTGGTGTGAGGGAAATAGGCATACTAGAAGCTGAAGCAAGATTAGTGGTGCATTGGTTAGAAACTTTAAGCAGAACAATAGGGAAAGAAGTGCCTCAAGAGATGTTGACAAAAAATGTGAAAGTGACTGTAACAGAAGATCATTATATAAGAACAAGTCTGATGGCAAAAGAGAAAGACAAAGTCTTTGTCTCAAATGACAGTGATGATGCAAGCAGGTGGGCTCAAAGCTTTGTAATGCCTATGTTTGGGTGCATGATGTTTGTATTATTACCAGAAGATCTGTTCAGAATTGTGGTTAAGATATTGAATTTATGGTCAAAAAAGAAGATTATGTTGCCATCAAAATTGATATCCCTGTTCATCAAACACAAAGATGTGAGAATGCCTGCAACTGACATGAGATTCATTAATATAATGAAAGACCAATTTTTTGGTTTTGACACAACAGGAACTTTTTGTGAAAAAGGGGTCCCTTACCTTAAAAATGTGTCAAACATGGTTCAAGGTATAATGCATTTCACAAGTTCTTTATATGCTTCCACAATGACATCTTTCAATGTGGCTTGTAGCACTTATCTGCATGACTCAATTTTTGATAAAAAGAATGGCATTATGCCCTGTGATTCAATCCTGATTCAACTACATTTAAACTCTTCAGATGATGGTGGAGCACATGTGACACAAATTATAAAGAATTATAAACAGAACATCGATTTACTCAGGGCAGTAAAAGTGTTCCATGCAGTCAGAGCAGGTCAAAAGGCAATAACATATAAGAAATTTGGTGTGATATATTCAGAGAAAAAATCAGTCCTTTGTACTTTTGGGCCACTAAGTGAATTCAATTCAATATTTAGAGTAGGGAATGGTCTTATTGTTCCTTTAATCAAGTACACTTTCCAAACAGTGACAGTAAAGTCTGCATCACAAATGTCTCAGAGACAAGAAATTTATTCTAATCTCACTAAGCAGGTTCTGGAATCAGGAGGTTCAACCCTATTAGCATCCATATGCCAAAAATGTCAAATGGGGATTCACTATTCAGGCTTAGGAATGAATGTGTCTGAAGCTTTCCCAATATATAAGAAATTGTTATTGGAAAAACCAAGTGTGCCCACAGGGTTCTTCATTTTGGAGCCAGAGCAAGTTTGTGGACTTTTTGGTCTGAACTTTGCTGAATGGCTTTTTATAAATAAAAATGAAAAAGGCAACAAGACATTGAGGTGGATGTATTCAAACAGGCTATTTGAATTAAATGAGACCGGAAAGCCAACAGTTAGAATAGAGCTAAAATTTGGTAATGCATTTCTTAAGAAACAGACAATAGTGAAGCTGAACATAGGAGATATGACAATAACTGAGATAGAAAAAGACATAAAAAGCCTTTATGAAGTATATCCAACAAAGAAAGTCACACTTTTCAAAATATTCTCAAAGGCCCTCAAAGTGCCAGTTGATAGTTTTGGTTTGTCCACAACTAGCAAATTCCTGGCATCAGGATTATACTGTCTGACTATGCCATGTATAAGTATCTCAAAGAAAGGTAGGTATTTTAGAGATGAGATACCTAAGAAAGAGGATGTAATGATTGATGAAAATGATAGCATAAAAGAGGCATCTGAAAAGAGAACACAAGTCCACAAACAATTATTGAGGGATCAGAAAGAGAAGACTAGCTTCATTAAATTCATAAATGACATAGAATTAAAAGAAGGGTTTAATGATGATGATCTGGAGTTTCTCTACCCTGAGAAAGAGCACTATGAAGCAACACTATTAAAATTGAAAGATATGTCAATCTCAACAGTGTACAAAAATATGAGAATACGAATTGCTTTCAGATTTCTTCAAATAAAAATTCCAAGAGGCTTGAAAAGCTCAGTGTCTCCAATGGATGTTTTCAGGACTTTCTGGTTTGGATTGGGAACTGAAGGCACATTAACAGCCAAAAGGAATCTGCTGACTGAAATAATGAAGCGGTATCCATTCATAAATCCCAGTTACCAAAGCGTGATAAGCAATAAGGACTCACCGTTCTATGAAGATGAATTTGGATTGTTTAATTTTGTCAGTAGTCTCAGATCAAGGGATGTCAAGCACACTATTCTGGGTCCATTGCCAGTAGGGCTGGGGTTTGAGAAAACAATAGAGAGAGTAATTTCATTGTCATATATTCATAATTTTTCATATTCAATAGGATCTTTGGTGACTAGTGTGAATATACAACCAATTAAGGAGAAATTACATTCAAGTTTGATATATGTGAATGAAAGTCCATTGACTAAAGAAAAGAAGTTAATGAAGATGGCAGAAGTGTTAAAAAGTTTCCAGTTTGAGAATATTATGAAGGAGAATGACAAAATGAGCTTTTTTCTTAAGAATAACAAAACAACAAAATCTTTGGCAATAATGCAGAACTACATGAAGTCAAACAACCTAGACAAATATAAGAGAATGATTGATGACATGCTTGAGGCAAAAGAAGGTGTGCTCCTTGTTTGGCAAAAGCAACAAACTTATTCAAGGAAACTAAAAACATGGGTTGGTGAAGGGATTGCCAGAATCTTCATTGATGGTGACCCTTTTAGAGTATTCATCTTTGACGATGCAGTTACAGGTGTGGAAACATTATCCTTGAAAAGATTGACAAAATCATGGAAAACCATGACTAGGTTGCTCACTGACATGAAAATTGATAAAACTGCTAAATATAATGGCAAGATTGCTAAAGGTGTTAGAGTAGGTAGTTTCAAGAAATTCAGAGGTCAAAGAGATTTCAGAATATCAGAATTGAGGAATTTCCAAGAATTTGCAGACATTTTTGAGAACAACAGATTAATATACATGGAAAAGGAATCAGATGATGTAGTTTTAGATTTGTCAGATTATTCTTTAAGATTTATGTGGGCTGATGAAGGAAAAAGAAACCAAGGGGGTGTGGCACTGTCAATTGGATTAAAAGATAAAAAGATAGATTATGATAAACCAGCAAATGACATTGTGTCAGACATGTTGCAGAAAGAATTTGCAGTGATTCCTAATTCTTTAATTTTTGTGGGATCCTTCTTAATGAATAGACCTATTGACAATGAGTTATTCTGGTCCAATTTGATCAAAATGGATGAACAAAGATTAAGCACTAATGATTCATTGGGAGAGTTAGTCTGGGGTTACAATTTCAGAGCTTTCATGAGAGAAGACATGAACATCAGTGACTGGAATGAGAACTTGCATGGATTGGAATTAAAAGGGAGAAGTTTAGTTTTATTTGACAATCTAAAACTATTTGAAAGCATTTTTCAGTGGCTGAGGAGATTCATAAATGTCAGATGCCCTAAACAGACTGAAAGCAACTTAGAAAAGAAAGTTCTGATAGAAGTAGTGAGAGATGAATCATTTGATCCCTTCAAATTTGCAATGAAATTTGTTGAAGAACAACAGAAAACCACGAACACAACAATTTTTAACATGATAAACAATCTAGCTTCTCTAGAAATGAATTTATTGGAAATGGATTTTGATGTGAACATTACGGATTTCAAAGAGGAGACATACTTCATGGATTATGGGGTGAACAGAGAGGAAGATAATGTTGATCCATTGAAGTACAATAAAATGCTTGATCTTTTTGAAATGCAAATGATTGAAACATTTGGCAGTTTTGATAAGTATTGTAGACATGTTGGTAACAATTTTGAATTCTTAGAGTTTGAATCAAGAGAAGATCGAAAGTACTCCTACATCTGGAACAAATTAATGAAGAAAGATAAGAATGGTGTCAAAATCTCAATAACAAATTTGCCAGCAATTAGCACAAAGCAATCTTATATAGATAAAATGACAAATGAAATTAAGAATAGGGAAAGAACACTTCTAAATCTGCAAAGATTGATGAGGATTTATAGTGCGGAAAACACCCAGCTTCAAAGCTCATCAAAAATATTCTGGGAATCCAACACTCAATGAGACTCCAATTAAAATAAATGAAATAAAGTGTCATACCACATGTTGATCATAGGTCAACATGTGGCGTGACACAACAAAACATAGTTTTCTTTAATTATATTTGTAAATTGTTCAAGGTTGTCC